ACAGGAATGCAAAAGCCTCTTTCGATCCGGCTTTCAAGGCAGGGGCGATGTTTTTGGCGATGTCTGCTGCCGGGTCGAATCGTTTCGACGCGTCTTTATTTTGCTGCATCGTCGCAAAGTCCGAGCGTGCAAAAATCGATTGCTCTGCCAATGCCGCCCGCTTGCGGATACCTTCCTTTTGCTTTTCGTTGTCGCCCGCTTCGGCCAATTGCCGCCGAAACATTTCGTCTAGTTCGGCATATTCTTTTCGCAGGGAATCCGAGGCCAAAAAGTTCTTGTCCTTCATCGCCGCTACTTGCTTTTGAATCGCTAGCTCTTTGTTTGCTGCCTCAATGCTTGCGTGAGCCGCATTCAGCTCATTGAGTCGCCGCGTTTCGTCCATGTCCATCAAAGCCGCTTGGGCTTGCATCCTTTCGCCCTCGCTCATGCCGAAAGTATCATCCATGAGTTTTGATTTCTTGAACCCCTCGGCATCGGATCCAAACGCCGCTTTGCGTCGCTCTTCGGTTGCTTGCTTAATCATGTTTTGAAACGCCGACCGCTCGGAATCGATTCGCTTATTGTCCGCGTCGACCCGGTCTTGCTGAGCCTTAACCGCTCGCTGTTCTTCGTCGGCTCGCTGCTTGGCTAGCTTGGCCTTGGCTTCTTCGGCTGCAACCGCTTTTTTGTCTAGGTCCTCAGCGTCCTTTTTGGCTTTGTTCGCCGCTTCGATCTGTCGGTAATATTGGTTCGCGTTGCCCGTTAGGGTCATCCACCAGCCCGCCATTGCCTCCCCGCGTTTCGGCGTGTCCTCGATGGTCTTGTTGACTAGGTCCAGTGCCTTATTAACACCTGGAGCGACTTCACGCCCGATCGACGCAAGAAAGTTTTGGTAGTGCGTATCGAGTTTGGCAAGCTTTACCGCCGTGGTGTCGGCCATCTTATCATTCATACCCGCGAATCGACCGCCCGCACTTGTCGCGGTGTCCATCGCCTTAGCGACTTCCTCGAAGGATACTTTCCCGGCTTCCATTCGAGCCCGTAGGGAAACCATCGATTCGCCCGTGGTGCGGCTGATTTCCTGTAGCGGATTAAATCCCGCGTTGACCATCTGCAATACTTCTTGGCCCATAAGCCGGCCGTTGGCCCGCACCTGCCCGAATGCAAGCGTGAGCGATTGCATTTTCTCATTGTTGCCCATAGAGATTTCGGACAGCTTATTAAGCGATGGGATTACCTCTGAGACACTAAGCCCGTAGCCCAAGAGCACCTTCGATGAGTCTTGAAACTGAGTAGCCGATAGAGCCGATTTCGCATCTAGTTCGATCGTCGCATCGATGAGCTTTCGAGCCGCCTTTTCGGATCCGGTCAGCACCTCCAATTGAGCCTGAACTTGCTCCCTTGCCATCGCAACTTTTAGCCCCGCCTGCCCGAGGTCGGCAATAGCCTTCACCGCCCCAATAGCAAGCCCGGCCGCGCCAACCCTGCCAAGAGCCCCCGCAAGGCCATTAACGCCTTGGGTCTTTGCGTCGACGTTGCCCCAGCCCTTAAATGGGTCTGGTATCTCAGAGAATATTTGCTGCCGAGACATCGCCGCCGCTCGATAGCTTGCAATCTTCGCTTGCTTTTCGGATAGAAGTTTAGCCGATTGAGCCTCTGCCGCCGCTTGGGCTTTAGCCGCCTCTGCTGCTACTCTTTCCGATTCGGCAAGCCTTCGGTTAGCCTCTGCCGCTCGATCGGCATAGATCGCCGCTACGCCATGTTTCTTGGCCAGCGTGTCGACTGCTGCGTTATACTGAGCCGCTGTGATCCCGTTTTGGGCAAACGCCCTATCGAGGATAGCAACATCCTTGGCCATCTTTTGGAATGGCGTTTCACTGGCCTTGATCGTCCGAGTTAAAAACGACAATTCGTTTCGCAGGAATTCGCTTCCATCGGCTTTGAATCCGACTTTGAGATTCGCTACGTTGATCGTCTGAGCCATAGCTACTTGCCTCCGAATCCGAACATCGATTTCACTTGGTTCGCCATCGCCTTGCAGGATTGAGCCGACTGCTTCAAGATCGATGCTGCGCTAACCTTGGGCCTGTAGAATCGATCCGGCATAAAATCCGATGCATCGGGCGGTTCTTCGTCGGCGCGTGCGTACAGGGGCAAATAGAGGGCTTCCAAGAGCTTCGCAGTTTGCATCCAGCGTTCCCCCATCGGTTCTACCATGTCCCACGCTAGCCACTGATTTAAGGCCCCAGCGGGTAGACTCTGCATCCACGCCGCCGGATCCTGGATCCCCCATTTCAGGCAGAGCCTAAACGCCACTTTTAGGCGCCGGCTCTTTCTGATTTTTTTGCAAGGGCCTCGATTTCGCCTTGGTCGTACTTGTTGATTTCTAGGCACTGGTCGTAAAGAGGCCCAACAACCGACCTGGGAAGGTCTTTGAGGACATTTGGGTCCGTGACTACCCGTTGCCCGGCTTCGTCTCGCAGGCAGTAGGCAACCATCACCCGACGATGTGCTGTCCAGTCATATCCCTTTTTGGTCTGCAATTCGACTTCCATGTTTGCCGCATCCGATTCGGATAGCTCATGGATGAAATACTGCTTGCCCTTGACCGTGACCGACTCAACGGCCAAATCACGCTTTGCCAGTGCAAGGAAATCGTCTTGGTTACTCATCGTCCTCTTCGTCCTTTGCTTGTGCGATTGCTTCGAGTGCTGCCTTGACGAATGTACGCGAAACCTGTTCGGGCGGCTGAACCTTGGCCGGATAGCCCTGAATCGCTTCAAGTTGCATTTCGAGCGATGCGATTTCGTCAGCCGTCAAGGCATCATGCGGAAATTCAAATATCGCTTGAATTTGTGGCGTTTCGCCGAATGGCAAATAGCCGACAAGCTTACCGCCGACGCGGATCTGGCACTGGTTCAAATCTCGCTCGATCCCAGTAGCCAACGAAATACCACGCTGGCGATTTAATTCAAAAACCATCTTCGATCATTCCTTAGGCAGGGGTGAAGGTAATATCCGTCGCGCCGTCGAACTGGAGCTTGTAGGAGCCCCTCATAACCTCGCCCTTGGCAAGCTTTGGCGTCTTGACTTCCTTGACGAAAGCAGTCCCTTGGAGGCTTCCTGCCCCTGGAAATGTGACCGTAACCGAAATTCCCGCGTAAGGCTCCGAGGTCGGAATCATCGCCGTGGTGATCGGAATCGCCGCTCCGAGCCAGTTAAACACAACGTCGACTTCGGGATTCTTGCGAAGGTCCGAAGGCCGAAGGGCCTCGAATCCGGCTGTGTCGAGGCTCGTAATATCAAGCGTATCGACGCTGATCGTCATTTCGCCGATCGAAACAACCTGAGTGGTAACCAATCCGGTCCCCGAAATCGTCGCTCCGAGTCCGGTATCTGCAACGGTAAGTGCTGGCATTCTTAAGGCTCCTTGTAATGGACCAACATATCAAACGAAACTATGTACCGATGTTCTTGGTTGCCGTCTGTTGGCGGCTCTTGCATGTATTGATCGGCGTCGAATTTGATCCCGCAAAAGGTGTGCGAACTGACAACGCCCCGAAAGGCATCGATTCCAGTGTCCCTAATCGCTCGACTTATCGCGCTTGCTGTCGTTCGCGTTAGTGCGTAGCATTCGATGATAAATCGCGCTTCGGCCAGCTTGCTCATTCCCTGCAAGTGATCTTCTCGATCGGTCGATGTGACGTAGTAAACCACCGCCGGAAGCGTTGCGTTTTGAACCAATGCGTCAGGGTACATACGCTGCCCGATGAGCGTAGATACCGCCGAGTAGCTTAGGAGTTTGGTTCTTAGTGCTTCGCCGATAGCGGACATTTACAGCTCCCCGCTCACAATGCCAATGGTCCGCAATGCCGCTTCGCTTGGGCTTGCGTTGCTAACAACCTTGAGGAATCGCACCCCGGCCATCACTTCGGTATTTAAGGCGATGTACCGCGACGCCGCAACAGTCACCGCGTATTCGGTCGAGCCGTTGTACAACGCGAAAAAGTTATCGCCATCGGTCGAGGCCTGGAACTTGAATTCGGTCCCGGTTAGCGTCGCTGGCGTCCTGAGTGCAAGCACCGTCCGACCACCATCGATGGTAATCGCCGTCGATACGGTTCCGCTCGATGCAATCGTTACGGTCCCGGTCAATGAAAGGTTCTTAGCCAATTCGTAGCTCCTTTACTTCCTTTTGAAGTTGATTGACGAAAGCCGCTTCGGCCGCGCCCGAGGTTTGGCGATAAGCCCGCATTGGTGCGCGTTGCTCTTTGGGGAATGTCGCGACGGTCGCTTTCGATCGGTTAATTCGAGTGTATTGCCGACCGGATCGGCCCGTGTAAATAACAGGCGATCCAGGCTTGCCCCAGTGGTATCGTGTGTAGCTTTCGCCCTTGCGGTACGGCATAACAAATTGTTGCTTATTGCCCTTCGGGTAGGTCGCTCCAATGACAACGCCGAC